CCGCCGCCCTTTACGGAAAGCCATGCTACTTCACCATTATGTTCAATAAGGCTATCAAGATTGTCCCCCACATAAGTAAGGAAACAGCTAATAGGCAAGCCACTAGCCTTTCCATGCGGTTCCGGGGCATTGCTGAGTACAGGGCTCGCAAACATGAACCAGCCTTTTGATGCATAGTCGTAAATACGCTGTGCAAAATCGAGATCACCGCCACAGTAGGCCACACTAGCACGAGCAAAGGCTTCTTGAGGTGAGTCTTCATGCTCAAGCATATAGTAGTCATGCATGAGTTTAATTGCTTGGTCACTAAGGCGAAAGTCTCGTTCGACATCAATCGTTATCCCAAGGTGTTGCTTCATCGAATTCTCCAGTAAGGTATTCGTAATTGGTTTCGATATAGTCCGTAAAACGGGCTACAATGTCGTCAGAGGTGATCTCTAGAGTCTCTAGAAGTGTCACCTCGTCCAACTGTGCCAGTCTCTCTTTAAGTTCTTGTAGAGTAATCACGACACGAACCTACTATTTTAATACATCTCGATGAGCTTGTCAAGATAATGACGAGCCTTCTCAAGATCAATCTTGCCACCTTTGTCATCACATCGTGCTAGATACTTGATAACATTACCTTTGAGGAAACCTTTAAACTGATCTTCAGTCATCCAAGCCTCCATAGCCTCCCAAGGTTGGATCAATTTAGACGTGTAATGAGCACCTCCGACTTGGACCTCATTCGCACTCATCGGCTTTACCCTTGTAGTAGATACCTAGCTCTTCATTAATATTAAACGAATAACTATACGAGGACTCTAGAGTCTTTACAATATCATCTAAGACCTCGCTCCAGTGAGCACTGTCCTCATAGACTCCGTTAAACTCGTTAGTCTTACCGTACAAACTAAAACTGAAGCTGACACGAATCTTGTCGTCTTCCTTGTTAAGCCAAAAGTCACTCATGTTTGTTCTCCACTAAATCTAAGAAATGTTCAAGGTCTACAACCGCTAATGGCTTAGACCTGTTCTGTTTAATGACAACAAGTGGCTCATGGTTGCCACAGTTTGTCATGCATTGATCGTAGTAGTTATACACCGCAATCTTTGCAAGGTTCTTACACTCTACAGAGTATGGAAAGACCTTCCGAGCGGCGGGGGACAACTGGACATCTTCTCCAGACTGCCCCATACCAGTACTGCGGACATCGTCAGGCTCAAGCGCTGGGAAACGCTCTAGAATGCCGTCACGGACTGTCTGCTGTAGCTTGCGGCCTTTAGCTTTTGCTGATTGTGCTTTCATCTGCTACCGGTGGTTTAAATGAATCCCCGACAGATCGGAGCATATACAACAAATGACCGTTCTCAATTGCTCGATCATACCCTAACTTATCAACAATGATTCCCCACATTTCCTCAACAGTTTTACCTTCCAAGAGAGCGGTGGCACGTTTCTCTCCGATGCCATGTACTCCTTTTATGTTATCTACCCGGTCGCCTGTTAGAAACTGTTTATAGAAATTGAAATCTGCTGTCTCTTGGTCAATGTAATATAGGAGTCCTTTCGCAAAGTTGAAGTGCCAGCCAACAACTTGATCAAGGTCTTTATCCAAAGATACAATGACTCCTCTCTCCCCGAGCTCTGTAGCCTCAATAGCAACCGCATCATCGGCTTCAAAGCCTTCCCATATAGTAGCGTCCCATGACCACGCTAAGTAGTCTCTGAGGGCTTTATAATGGGTTGGCTTTGCGTTGCCTGTACGGTTACCTTTGTAGGGAGCGGTAACAGCAATCTCGTCCCTGAAATTGCGTTTACCAGTGAGATGTAACGTCCATGTCGTGCAGTAAGGAAGATCGAACATAATCATGTCCTCGATGTAGACGGCCATCGTCTTGATAGCCATCTCCTCGGTCTCTTCACTTGTAGCGAACCCAATGCGGTAAACTAGAATGTCTGCATCGATGATCGCATGATAACACATTAAAGGATTTCATCCTCATCGTCATCATCTAGTGTGACCATGTCTTCGACAGAGTCTTCATAGCGGATCAGGTCCGTGACAACGAGCTTACGCAAAGAAGGTGAGACACCTGCCTTGTTCTTGTACTGCCACTCATAGAAGCCGACCAGAGCGATACCTTTCGATCCGTTGCCGATCTTCACAGCCTGTGACGAGGGCTCGCCTGAGTCTGTTTGTGGAAAGCCAGTCAACTGCTGACCATCAGTGTCGTATGACTTAATCGTCATCTTAGACTTACAAGTAATGAAGTTACCCATCTCTGGGTTGTTTTCCTTACTCTTAACCTCGATACCCATAGACTCTAGAGCCTGTACAGCCGCATCGGATAGATTACAAAGATCTACCTGAAACTTCTCTGAGTTATCATTGACACGATCCGTAGACGCCCAATAGATATCGCACTTTAACTTTACTCGTTCCATCACATTCTCCTTACTGGTGTGATACTAATATTATAACATAGGTAACACTAATGTGTTTCGTACCAATTGTTACCAATCTTCGCTTCAGCATCCACAGGGACACGGAAGCCAAGAATCTCTCCAGCGCGTTTAGCGCTCTCTACTACGATTTCTGCAACTTGTTCAGCAACTCCTTTCTCGCATTCAATTTGAATCTCATCATGCACGAACGCAACTTGTCTTGCGTCGAGCCCCGCTTTACGGATCGCTTTGTTGGCTTCAACAACCCACTGCCCAGCAATAGTACCTCCACATCCTTGGAGTAGTGTATTAAGTGCGGCATGTTCACTTCGCACCAATATGCGACGACCGTCAAGCCCCGGTACATACCCTTTGTTTGCAAGCCTCTGCACTTTCTCCATAAGTTCTCGGAGCTTAGGGGTGTTACGATAAAAACGGTCAAGTATCGCTTGCCCTTCTTTCGCACCTCCTCCGACAATACTACCAACCTTTGCGGCTCCGGCCCCGTAGAGTACAGCATACTGGAGGGTCTTCGCCTGATCTCTCGTGAGCCCTGCGGCGTCAGCGTTCTTCTGATGGACGTCACCATTTAACAACTCCTCTGTCCACTCTTCATCCTGCATGTAATGGGCTAAACATCTGAGCTCGATCCCGGAAAGGTCGATCCCGCATAGGACATTACCTTGATCAACAGTAAACAACTCCCGGCACTCTTTACCGAACGGTTTCTTTACCGATGGCACTTGTCCCAAGTTGGGGCTATGATGGCTCGCACGTCCTGTAATAGTCCCATAAGGGATAATACGACCATGTACACGAGAGTCCTTTTCATCGACATGTTTTAACCATGATTCGATCAGACCGACACGTTTCTGTATCATCAAGTATTCAGCAATCTGTTTAGCCTCTGGAATCTCTACAGTTTCGAGCGTGGTTTCGTCAACGATAACTGATCCCTTCTCTGTAAATTTACTAGGTATCCAACCAAGCCCTTGGAGCCTCTCTGCAATTTGCTTTCGGGACCCGACATTAAAAGGTGTGACTCGATCTTTAAGTTGTTTTCCTGTTTTCTCACTCCAACGCTCCTCTACAATCGGTTCAAATATCTCTTGCAATTCAGCTTCAATAGTTGCCATTCGGTCTGCCAGAGTAGCATGTAGTATCTGAGCTTTAGGGACATCCAGCTTAAAACCTGTCCGCTCTTGTTTACATGTTTCCATGAACAATTCGTGTGCGAGCTTGATTGCTCTGTCTGATTCTTTCCACTTGGCATAATGCGTCAGGATCTCCCGGTAAACCTGTGTGGTTAGACGGACGTCTTGGATACAGTACTTCTCCATCTCTTCAGTCCATCCACCATTATAATCACTGAACTCAATCTTACCGTCACCACCTAAGCGCACACCCCAGGCTCTGAGACTGTGTCCGCCCTCGATCACTGGGTTAAGTAGGCGAGACAGTACCAAGGTGTCAACTGCTTGTGATTTCTTGATACCAACACCCCAGAGCTCTTTAATCTTTGGAGCGTCAAAGCCGATCAAGTTATGACCGATGATTTCATCATACTGTGGCAACAGAGGCTCTAGAGTCTCAGGCCCGTGATGGACCTGAATCTCCCCGGTGTCGTGATCCTCAGTAACGCAACCCCAGATTATATTGTGGTCCGTGTTCGTCTCGATGTCGAGCGTCAGTCGTTTCTTGTTTGACATCTAAAATCACCTTCTTAATTATTGATGGTTCAATCATAAACCATTCATAGTTCCATTGTACCAGACGAGGATGTGACTTCAACTTGTCATGGATCAGCTTCTCAGCGCGTTTACGATCATCAAAGTCTTCGTAGAACATCAGGCTATAGTCCCGGAAGGGTGACGCAGTCTGGAAGCTCTTCAAGCGATCTTTAGCGTCCAGCGCACAACCGACCTTGAACCACCCCTCAAATGTGTGGTTGTAAATGATGTACACATGACCGGCCTTGACTGTCTCAACAGCGTTAAGACTTGCAACGTCCATAACAGACTTATAACGACCGGGTTTCCAGATGTCCTTAAACCTAATGTCTTTCTTAGATATGTATCCTATACCTTTGATAAACATGCGATTAGCGTTATGTCTTGGATTGTGGTTTTTCTGATGAATTCTCATACATGCTTTGCATAATGGTTGTAATCCATCCACAGCGCGACGACTTTTACTGAACTCGGTCAAGTCCTTGGTTGTATCGCATTTGTTACAGTGCTTCATAGAGCCTCCTAGTAATGTCGATGTTCATCCATGAGCTTAGAAATTCCTTCAACTGTAGGATTCTCATCGCAGTCGATGTACTCACGAATATCGTGATATTTATCCTCTAAGTCATCAAACGAGAGGTGTTTTTGAATTGTAGTAAGTATTGCATATGTCGATGATGCAAACTCATCATTCTCAAAGATACCAATGGTCCTTGAAAACTCATTCATTAATGCTGAAAAGTCTTCATCATACACATCACGATCACTAGGGACATCAAAGTCATCGTAATCTGAGTGTAAATAGGCTACTTCAATATCGTAAGCAATACGTTGCGCTTTACGGATATCTTTAGCAATTTCCACTAATGTTCTCATAGAGCCTCCTCGTCAATCTCAACCATCCGTCCTGTTTCCAGTCCGTACAACAAACTACATCCCGGACCAGTAATACCCGAGAAACGATTCTTGAGTACTCTGACACGGGTTGTGTTGCGTTCTCTTGCATCATCAGCTTGTCCGTTACGCTCTAGGCCGATCACCATGTCAGATAACTGAGCGATGGAGCCAGAGCCTCGCAACTGAGCCAATGACGTTGCCGCTCCCTCTTCATGACCCTTAGACTCTGGTCGTTTGAGGTGAGAGACAACAATCAATGCGGCCCCAGTCTCTTGGACGAGCATCCGCAGTTTAGTCATGATTTCATCAATAGCCTTACGCTCATCACCATTAGATTGAGCAGAAACAATAATGCTAATGTGATCCACAAAAATATAATCACATCCAACCACTTTGGCGAGATACCGAACACGGCTAACGATATTGTCAACATCACTTGAGCCAAAATGATCAAACATGAAGAGACGATCAGTTCCGAGAGTCGCTTTGAACGCATGATCCTTTTCCTCTTGTGTTGACTCGGTGTCTGGTAAGTGTAACGGCTTGTTAGCCGCTAGAGACATCAGAGACAACCCAGTCTTCCTTGTGGACTCTTCCAAGAACATCAATCCAATGTTCGACTGAGTGCTCTGCAGGATGTGCCAGATGATCTCTCGTAGAAACTGAGACTTACCGAGCCCTGATCCTGCTGTCACTGTCACCAGTTCTTGTTTACGGATACCATAGGTGAGTTTGTTTAGACCATCAAAGGGGTATTCACAATCGGCCTTGGCTAACGGCTTCATCACCTCATCATACAATGACGTACCGGCAATGATTCCATCCGGTGTCCAACGCTCGGCATTCCAGAAAGCCTTGGCAAAGGAACCGGCCTCGTTCTCAACAAGGTAGTCACATGCGTCCTTCAGTCCATTGATATGTTTAAAACACTTGGCCTTGTGGCTAAACAGTTCTGCACACTGTGCTTGAGCCTCTAGACCCGGTTTGTCATTATCAAAACAAAAGATGATCTCGTCAAAGGAATCGAGGTAGTCGTAGTTGGCTTTACAGTCCTTTAGAGCCGATTGAGCTCCATTTCGTACCGAGACGCAAGGGGTCTTATACGACATCATCTGGTGTGCGGCCATCGCATCAAATTCACCTTCAAGGACCATGACAAACTTCTGGCCTGCAGAGAATCTCTCTTGTCCGAATAGTGTTGATGCTCCTTTCCAATCACCTTCAATACGGAAGTCTTTATCGCCATTGACCCGGACCTTGGCGGCTAGATCACCCCCAAAGGGGAAGACTACGTCAGAGCCTCTAACACCAACACCATAGACCTCTGAAGTCTTGACATTGATCTTCCTGTTCGGAAAAGCCCTATAGATTACCCCCTGAGACGCATTGTAAGCCTCTGTGTCGGACGTTCGGTCTTTGATTGATACTACCCTACTAGACTGCATTGAATCCCTCTCAGTTATCCCTGTATTTGGTGGTACATTTGAACCACAACTAAAACACTTTCCCCAGCCTTTGTCGTCAATGGCATATGCATCACTGCTATCACACTTCGGACACTCTAGGGTATGTTCAACAAACGCCATAATTCTTGATCGCCTCTTCAAGTTTTGCATAGTGGACGACAGCGGGGACTGCTTTGCCCGGTGAAGGCTTTAGAGACTCGACCATCGATTTCCAGTCGTCATAGGCGATGTAATCTTCGTTCATGTCGGCTTCGTTCATTAAGAAGATTGCCCACATGTATGCGCTGTCGCCTGTGAGGCCTATAGAGTCACCATAGGGGCGCTCTACTGGTGGTAATTTATTCATCACGATCATCCAGTCTGAGTTTGATGATGGTCTCATAGCGTCTAATGAGATTACCGAGTTGGTTATGTAGGTGATCCATTGTCACCTCGTTGCACTCGTTCTCGCACCATAGATCTTCCAAGAAACTATCTGATTCAGGTTCATCGCTGAAGAGGTGGTTGCTTAGTCGCCTCTTGAGCTCTGTCATTAAGAAAAACGTATCAAGTTCACTCATTTGCTTCTCGCTCTGCTTGTCGTTCACGTTCTTTCAATTGGTTGATTGCATAATACACTTCATACCAATCACCTTGGTTGTCGATATACTCGTTTAACTTTTCCAAGAAATCAACTGTGCCCCATGAACGGACATAATCCACACAAACGCATAGTGCGATGTGCATCGACATCTCTTGTGCTGAAGTCTCAAAATCTTTGTTGTTCATTGTTCGGTTTCCTTATCCTCTTTAGAGTCTCTTAGTTATTATTAGTAATATTATAATAATAAACTAAAGAGCTATATAGACTATATAGAGAGGGTATCAGTAATCATCGTTAATGTCAATAACGTCATTGATATCCATATTGTCAGGATTATCAATCACATAGACGTCTTCCTTAATAAACTTATAACAATCATTACACAGATCTAAGAACTCACCTGTCGTCATAGACTTCCTTGTTGACTCATAGTCCGTTAATGATTTATCACATGCTTTGCATCGCATTTATGTTCCTCTTCAGAGCTCTTTAGAGAAGCGAAAATAGCACAAAAACGCGATAAAATCTAGTGTGACACTAGTCGTCCGAGACACTAAAGAAGACATAAACGCAACCACTGATCACGGTCCAGGTTATGAGCATGGTTATGTCTTGGTACATGCTTTACCCCATGCTTTTGTGATCATCCAATGTCCTCTAGGAACACTTCCACTCCAAAGCCTTTCAAAGTCTTTGTTACCCCGTGGTTGCAAGTGTAGGTTATGAGCCTCTGAACGCTGTTTGAGCTTTAGAGCCTTTCGGTTGCGTCTTACATAACTTCTAACGCTAGCCGCGTTTTTACCTACCTTTCGACCTATGTCGGCGGACGTGACTCCCTCTTCCCATAGTTTCTTTAATAGTTCTACCTGTTGTGGTGACCATTGGATCTTACCAGCCATAAATATACCTCTATTTCGCATTGTAAAGCTCTGTAAGCGCCTTTCAGCGCTTCAGAGTGTCTTAGTACCTAGAATCTTCAATTTTCTGCTCTTCGGACGCTATGTAAAGATCTACACGCCATCCCTCTTTGTAGGCTTCAGAGAGCTTTAGCGTTTTGAACTCTGGTAGTTGATTGTCCCACCATATGAACATACGCTCCGAGCTTACTTGATCACCGAGCTCGTCCGTGATATCGGCTTCACAATAGAACTCTAAGATTTCGCTTAGATAGAGCTCTTCCATGAACTCGCAATAGTCGTCAAAGTCTGGGTAGTGTTCCGAGACTTCGTAATAGTCGGAATAGGCTTTAGAGTCTTGTGGTGTCATTTTTTAGTTTCCTTTTGATTTGGTTTGTTATGTTTAAGCCAACACTTAGCGCAAAGATAGTCTCTATCGTTTTCAATGACAAGCGCTTTGTCGTTGCATAGATCACACTTTTGCATGGTCAACCTCTTGTGGTTCTGTTACATCATGCACCCAAGCGCAACCGAGACTGTATAGAATCGCTTCGACGTCTTCGGGTAGGTTGTAGACGCCATCATAATCCATGATGTATCGATTCTTAACCCATACGCCACCACAAAAGCCCTCATCGCCTAGTGTCGCATGTTCAAAGAAATAATAGTTTTCGTCTTCGGTTTCAAACAACCGAGCGTTTCCATGTTCATAAAAACGGCTGGCGCCTTGTTCGATCATGTTTATTGTCGTCATGGTTTCATACTCCTAATAACTAACCAAGTTAAGCAACCTATGGCATAGAGAGCGACCAACAGAGCCGCTCCGTTATCGATGCCGAGCATTTGCGATTCGATCATATATTCATACCTCTGTCAAAGGAATCAGTGTAGACGTCTTGAACTTTGACGCTTTGGAGCCATGTACCGCAATCACGATAGACTCGGCTTCTCTCTTGTTGCCATTGCATAGACCACAATCAAGACAAGTCATCCCCTTGCTGTCTGATAGACACTCTATCTCGCTGTCATGCATTGCATCGCCTACCATTGCAACCCGAAACGTCCGAGCTCCTAGGTCTTGGTAGAGCTTTGCCTGTTTAGGTGAATCAGCACTAACCATACAAATGTCAAAGAATCGCTCGTCGAAATTGTGATGCTTTGCTTGATGCGTGTAGCCGGTCCAACCGATACCAATATGTGCAAGATAACGCATAACCTCATAGGGAGCCGCACTAGGATCACCATAGGCACCAAGTCTCACCTTGCGATGCTTTAGGTATTGTGAGTGTTGCTTGTGATCGTATTCAGGATATCGACCATTCTTGAACGCTTTATAAATCGAATTCGGCGCTTGTCCTACATTGACATAACAGGCGCCCTTGTTGTGGTGTCTATGCGGACAATTACCACATATCGAAAAGTCTTGTCCGGTCTTGGTAGCCTCTACCGGATTCACATCCGATCGTAGAATCCAGACTTGCACCATATCGCCGGTCTTCCGGTTGTTGGTCTCTAACGTGGCAATCACGGCTATCGGTTGATTGTCTAGAGCGCTTAAGCCTTTCCAGACTGTGAAGCCTCTCGGCGCTTTGCTCTTTGGTTTACTTGTTGCAATTCCGACTAGTCTTTTCATGTTCATGTGCTCCATTTGTTAGCCTCTACAGACTGCCGCCCGAGGGATTGGCGACAGTTTCGACCGGTAGCTTAAGCCGGTCTCGTCAGTGTAGTTAGTATGAGCCTCTTCCGTTAAATGTTCCTAGATACGACAGAGCCGCTCGTATGCCTGCAAAGTGTGACAAGTTAACCTCATAGCCTCTGCTGTTGAGCTCTTCGGCATAGGTCTTGGCATATGCATCGTTCATGTCGCCCTTGTGGTGTCCACCGCATGATGATGTCGCCACCGCATTTGCGAGCATCTCGAACAGCGTCTTTGAATCCAAGTCTTTTAAGTTATCCATGATTATACCTCTTCTTTAGTTAATTGCTTATATGGTGGGATCACATGCCAGACCCATGCCATGCCTGTTTCTGTTGGCTGTCCGTTATACTCACCACTACAACAACAAATCCAATCGTCATATTCCGAGACAATTAATTGCCCCGCCTTATCATCCCGTCCCATGTATAGATGCGAAGACCATACTTGGTTATCTGTGTTGGACGGCTTCACAAAGTCTAGATGAGTCTGTACCCCTTTCGATTGTGCAAACTCAATAGATTGTGAAAACGTACTAGGACGGCGGATTTCATCGATCTGCTCACCACGCTTACCTGTTGCTGGATTGAATTTGAATACCTTCATAATCATTACCCCTTGTATGCTGTTTGATAACGGAAACCCGCGCCAGACTTTGTCTCGTCGAACGCGACTACATGATACCGAGCGCACGATCTACGCTCGATGCTGATATTTAAACGTGGATCTCGCTTGCAATCCTCAATGATCGCCTCTTCTGTTAGCTTAGCGTCTAGAGCATTTGCGACAGTGTCGTGATTGTCTTGCATGCTTAGCGCGTAGTTGTACGGCATTGTCATTTGGCGCTTAGATAGATCGAATTGGTCTACCGCAATCGCTGTCACGCTCTCGCCCTTGGTGTCTGTAGCCTTATTGAATCGTGTATAGATTTCGTAATTGTTTGACATTGTAATAACTCCCCTAGGACGGCTTACGCCGCCTCTCTGTTGCGCTCGATGTGAGCTTTGATTTGATCGTCTGACATCATACCCGCAATTGTCATGATGTCTCGGTTCAGGTTATGAGGTAGGTTCTGAACCTTAGTTAATTCCTTAATGAGATCTGATCTAGTCATAATTAATTACCTTTGTTAAATGAGTTTCGTAAATACTAACAATGTCACAAGCAATGTCAACACTTTATTTTAAATTATTTCTAGGCTGGATTGCATAAATAGGAACGCATGCGCGATTAACAGATTAGTCAAACTCTGTCAACAACTAAATATCGAAATCGACGATCTATTTTTTTGAATACCTAGACAACGGTTGAGCGATATCGACCGACAGAGGGCCTTAGAATGCGTCTCAGGTTTTGCAATTAGACCAAAGTTATTTGACAGATTGGTAGAGTGTTGATCTAGTTTTCAGAGCTCTAATGCCTGCCACATCGACACTCACATTTCAATACTCTGACAACTATTTAGCCTATATTATTTCTCTATCGACTACATCAAACCCATTAATAAATACAATCGATCTAGGACTAGACAGACTCTAGAGTTCTGTGATAAACTGAAAAGTTATGGGCGCTTTAGAGTTGCATGCAAGAACTATGCCAACTATTCAGGCTGTAAAGTCTTGCAAGAATCGTGCCAATTTTTATACCGGGTGGGTATGCAAGATCTATGCCAACTCTCCAGGCTCTAGAGTATGCAAGAACTATGCCAACTCTGCAGACTATTTAGCATGCAAGAATCGTGCCAACTCTGATCTAAACAGGCTATGGAGTCTACCTAGTACCGGGGGAGGCCTTACTGCTAGTTTTATTTTCCATGCTCCCGCACAGATTTGCTAAAGAGCCAAATTAAATAAGGAAAAGAACCATACTAAATAGCCTCTAGAGCCCTCGATAACCCTTTGAAATGTGGATAAATTGTTAATAACCTGTGAATAACTTGTTATTAAGTAGAAAAGGCTTGACATTTCACTTGACTTGTGTTGATAACTATGATAGAATATCTCTATCTTGGGTAACTTATCGATAGTCCAGAGCTAATGATGACTGAAACGACTAAAACGACTACAAAGTCTATACCGATCACTGAAGATGCGGGTAAGAAAGCGCCTGCAAAGCGTGGTAGACCTCGGAAGACTGATGTAGAGGCTAAAAAGCGTGGTAATCGAGGTGTTCGTGGTAGACCACCGGGTGATGCCGCAAGGATTAATGAGTTTAAGGCTCGATTGTTAGCAACTTCGGGCGACAAAGTCATCAATAAGATTATTGACATTGCTTTGGATGATGAACATCAAGGTCAAATGGCCGCTTTGAAGATGTGTATGGACCGAGTATTACCGGTTTCTTATTTTGAAAAGGATAAGGCAACCAATGGACGAAGTTCTGTCAGTATTATGATTACTGGTGTTGGTGGTGATACAACGATTGTGGGTAATGAAGACTCTGAAGCTATTGAAGGGGAAGTGATCGATGTCGATTCCGAGTAACGTACAACGAATCCTAGAAAGGATTGTTGGTAATGAAGGTGGGTTTCAGAATGACCCTGATGACACTGGTAACTATGCAGGCTCTGCGCTGATTGGAACGAACTGGGGTATCACACCACAGGCTCTAGCGTCTTACAGAGGCGTCCCTGTTGAGTCTATCACTGAAGATGATATTAAAGGTCTGACAGAAGACGATGCGATTGAGATCTATGCTCAGGATTATTACTACCGTCCGGGCTATGACAAGATTACGAATGTTGATCTACAAGAGAATGTGGTAGACATGGCAGTCAATGCCGGTGCTCCACAGGCTACGAAGTTACTACAGCGTATCGTTGGTTCTGAAGTTGATGGAATCCTTGGACCGAATACATTACAAGCGATCAATGACTCAAAGATTAATACAAACGACTACTCTACAGAGCGTAAGCGTTTTTATTATGATATCACAATGAGTGATCCATCAAAGCTAAAGTATCTGATGGGCTGGGTCAACAGAGCTAACAAGTACATTGTTCGTGATTATCCTGAAGAGGGAATAATCCCTTTGGACATTGCACAGCAGGTGGACGAAGAGATAAAAAAGCCCTTAGCCGTTCTGCCTAAAGAACAAGTTGCTAAAACATCAGCAAAGGCAGTAGCGGATCAATATGTTCCTTTAGAGTTTAACCAAGACTTGTTTCTTGATCCTGAACTGGTTGCTGAATACCGTGATCCAGATTCGTATGTTGGAACGATTAACGAAAGGCCATTGTTTAGTTAATGTCTGAGTTAAAGGTTGAACTGTTACCTTGGCAACAAGAAGTTTGGGAGGCGACAGAGCGTTTTAAAGTTGTAGCGGCAGGTCGTCGTTGTGGTAAGTCACGACTAGCGGCTTGGATGTTGATCCTTAACGCTCTGCAGTCTAATAAGGGAACAGTGTTCTATGTAGCCCCTACACAGGGGCAGGCTAGGGATATTATGTGGGGTGTGTTACTTGAACTAGCACATCCCATTGTCTCTTCTAGTCATGTAAATAACATGCAAATCAAATTGATTAACGGGGCAACGATCTCGTTAAAAGGTGCTGATAGACCGGATACCATGCGTGGTGTCTCCTTGAAGTTCCTTGTTATGGATGAATATGCGGATATGAAGCCATCCGTTTGGGAAGAGGTGTTAAGACCGGCTCTTGCTGACCAAAAGGGTAATGCACTCTTTATTGGGACGCCAAAGGGTCGTAACCACTTCTATGAGCTCTATAAGTATGCAGAGTTTGAGAACGATGAAACGTATCGTGCATGGCATTTCACTTCGTATGATAACCCGCTCTTGGATCCTGAAGAGATTGATACCGCTAAAAAGTCGATGTCATCTTATGCGTTCCGGCAAGAATTCATGGCGAGTTTTGAAGCACTCGGATCTGAAATCTTTAAAGAGGATTGGGTTCAGTTTGGCGAGGAACCTGACTTCGGTGACTACTACATTGCGGTAGACTTAGCAGGCTTTGCAGACGTAGCGAAGGCGAAGTCCGCACGAGCAAAACGATTAGATAACACCTCCATTGCAATCGTCAAGGCCAATGAAGATGGTTGGTATGTGGCGGACATTGTGTTTGGTCGTTGGGATATCAAGAAGACTGCAAAGAAGATATTCGATGCGGTTGATAAATATCGACCAGTGGCCGTAGGGATTGAGAAGGGCGCTCTAAAGAACGCTGTACTGCCCTACCTTACAGATATTATGAAGTCCCGTCAGAGATTCTTTAGAGTTGAAGAGTTGACACACGGGAACCAACGAAAAACAGATCGGATTGTTTGGGCTCTACAGGGCCGCTTTGAGAACGGTGCGGTAACTCTGGCAGAAGGGTCTTGGAATACTGAGTTCTTGGATGAGCTCTTCCAGTTTCCTAACCCACTAGTCCACGACGATTTGGTGGATGCATTAGCGTACATAGACCAGTTAGCTAAAGTTGCTTACTACTATGATTATGAAGATGATGATTTTGAAATCTTAGATGAGATATCGGGGTACTAAGAAATGGATTACGAAAATCGCACAGCAATCCTAACTGGTCTTGAAGATTGGGTTATTGAAAAGTGTGATCAGTGGCGTGACCACTATGAAGCAAACTACGAATCAAAGTTTGATGAATACTACAGGCTTTGGAGAGGTATCTGGGACCCGTCAGATAAGATGCGAGAGTCTGAGCGCAGTCGTATCATTTCCCCAGCACTCCAACAGGCTGTAGAGTCCTCTGTTGCAGAGGTTGAGGAAGCGACATTTGGTCGTGGTAAGTGGTTTGATATTCAAGATGACTTGGCTGACCAGAACCCTATCGACGTACAAAAGATTAGACAACAACTTGATGAAGACTTCAAGAAGAGTGGTATTCGCAAGGCTGTTGCTGAGTGTTTGATTAACTCTGCAGTCTTTGGTACGGGGATGGCAGAGATCATCCTAGACGAAGAGCTTGAGATGCGTCCTGCTACACAGCCGATCATGGACGGTGCTATGCAAGCCTATGGCGTGACAGAAGCAGAGCGCTACAAGGTCCGTCTAAAGCCTGTACTGCCCCAGAACTTCTTGATTGACCCTGTTGCGACAAACATTGAGGATGCTCTTGGTGTCGCTATCGACGAGTTTGTTCCTAAGCATCAAGTCGAGCAAGGTATTGAGTCTGGTATTTATCGTGATGTTGAAATCACTGAGTACTACACAGACACCGATCTGGAAGCAGATAAAAACATTACCATGTACACAGACGATAAGGTACGTCTGACTAAGTACTACGGTTTAGTCCCTACAGAGTTGTTCTATGACGCCATCAAAGAAGATGACGAGGAAGAGTATGTTGGGGAAAAGGAAGACACTAAGTACATTGAAGCCATTGTAGTGATCGCTAACGGCTCCCAAGTACTCAAGGTCGAAGAGAACCCTTACATGATGAAGGACCGTCCTGTCATTGCGTTCCCTTGGGATATCGTACCCGGTCGTTTCTGGGGTCGTGGAGTGTGTGAGAAGGGATACAACGCACAGAAAGCATTAGACACGGAATTGAGAGCCCGTATTGACGCACTTGCGCTTACTGTACACCCTATGCTTGCTGTTGATGCTTCACGCCTTCCTCGCGGAGCTAAAATGGAAGTTAGACCCGGCAAGACTATCCTTACGAACGGTAATCCATCAGAGATATTACAGCCGTTCAAGTTCGGACAACTTGATAGTAATACCTTCCAGCAAGCCGGTGCATTACAAACGATGGTCCAAATGGCTACTGGTGCAATCGATGCGGCAGGTATCCCAGGGTCCATCAACGGAGACGCTACAGCCGCTGGTATCTCGATGTCACTTGGAGCGATCATCAAGCGCCACAAGCGTACATTGATTAACTTCCAAGAGGCTTTCTTGCTACCGTTTGTTCAGAAGGCGGCATGGCGTTACATGCAGTTTGATCCAGAGCTCTATCCTGTTCAGGACTACAAGTTCGTACCATCATCATCTCTTGGTATTATTGCTCGTGAATATGAAGTCACACAGCTAGTACAGTTGATGCAAACAATGGGTCAAGACTCTCCAATGTACCCAATGCTGGTTCAGTCAATCGTTGACAATATGAACTTGTCTAATCGTGAAGAGATCATCGCAGGTCTTCAGCAATCGATGCAACCTAACCCAGAAGAGCAACAGATGCAACAGGCTCAGATGCAGATGCAGATGCAACAGGCTCAAGCGACTCTGGCAACTTTACAGGCTCAAGCCGCTGAAGCCCAGTCTCGTATCCAACAGAACAATGTCGAAACTCAGTTACTCCCTTACGAGGCTGAGACAGATCGACTGAAAGTTTTATCAACAAACCTACAACCGGGCGACACGGATGAGAAAGAATTCCAACGTCGAGCTAAGATTGCAGAGTTGTTGTTAAAAGAGCGCTCCATCGCATCTGATGAAGCTATCGTTGAAAAGCAAATGAAAGGTGAGAATGATCAATGATCACACAAGCAGATATGAATAAAGTTGTAAACCAAGTCAATAAGATCTTAGAAGGTCTAGACAAGCGTTTAGAGGCGCTTGAAGAGGCTCAAAAGACTACGAAGTCTACACCAACAAGAAAAGAGTCTGCTAAGTCTTGACTTTTGGCACGATTTGTGCTAGAATATTTCTATATAGTTAGCAACGCACCGAAACTAAGGAGAATGTGTTGACTTCCGAAGAGGAAAAGTACTACGAACGGTACTTTGATTTGTTTCTTTCTGATGGTTGGAAACAATTTATTAATGATATTACTGAAACGCTTGATACTCATCGTATTGAGGATATCAAGGATTCAGACCACTTGGCTTACCTCAAAGGTGAGCGGGCTGTCTTACTAAAGATGCAATCTTTTGAGACAGGTATAAAGAACAACTACGATTATGTCTTGGAGGCTGAGAATGCTGAAGAGACATGATTTTAGATGTACCACATGCCACAAAATTGAAGAGCACTGGATAGACTCTAATGATGAGTTTGTTACTTGCTTGGATTGTGGCGAAACCGCACAGCGGATAATCTCTCCAGTCTCTACGAAGTTTAATGGCACAGGTTGGCCTGATGCTGATGATAAGTGGGCAAGAGATCACGAGAGAGCCGCTAAGATCTAATATATCCATAATGCTAATTCTAGCACGGAGTTTTTAATAATGGCAACATTTATCGAGCGTCTAGAAGACGACAACGAGGAAGAGTTCGCAGAACTACCTGCAGAGGAAACTATTGAGCCTGCAGAGGAACCAGAGCAACCTGAAGAGGTAACTGCCGAGGTTGAGGAAGATGTCCCAGACAAATACAAAGGCAAATCTGCCTTAGAGATTGCAAAGATGCACGAGGAAGCTGAGAAGCTAATCGGACGTCAGAGCTCTGAAGTTGGGGAACTGCGGAAAATCGTTGACGACTTTGTCAAGACACAACTTGAAACACAAAAACAAAGCCCACAGGCACAAGAGGAAACAGAGATTGATTTCTTTGATGACCCTGACGCCTACATCGAGCGTAAACTCGCTTCGCATCCTAAGATGAAGGAAGCTGAGCAATATAACTTACAGGCAAAGCAGTCTGCCATTTTAGCACAGCTTAATCAAAATCATCCTGATTATCAAGATGTATTAAAAGATGAAAAGTTTGGCGAATGGATTATGGCTTCTAAAGTACGCCAGCAGTTATATGCACAGGCAGATCAGAAGTTTGATTATGATGCCGCTGATGAACTCTTAACCTTATGGAAAGAACGTCAGGACATCGTTAAGCAGACGGAAGAGGTTCAGAAACAGGATCGTAAAAACCAAGCGAAGGCCGCATCGACAGGTAAGGCAAAAGGATCAGGAGAGGCTCCATCTCGGAAGATCTATCGTCGTGCCGATATTATTAAACTCATGCAAACTGACCCTAAGCGGTATCAGCAACTCTCAGATGAGATTATGCAGGCATACGCTGAAGGTCGTGTCAAATAGTGTTAAGGAGATATTAACATGGCACTTGGTACTAACCACGTCACCAATACTACTGGTGCAACTTTCATCCCAGAAATCTGGTCCGATGAAATCGTAGCGGCATACGAGAAGTCACTCGTACTTGCTAACCTTGTCAACCGTATGCCTATGACTGGCAAGAAGGGCGACACACTTCACATCCCTAAGCCTACTCGTGGCGATGCATCTGCAAAGACTGCTGAAACTCAGGTAACTCTGATTGCGGCAACTGAGTCAGAAGTACAGGTAACCGTAGACAAGCACTACGAGTACTCACGTTTGATCGAAGACATCACTGATGTACAGGCTCTCGCTTCTATGCGTCAGTTCTACACTTCAGACGCTGGCTACGCTCTTGCAAAGCAGGTTGATACTGATCTGTTTACACTTGCTAAGCGCTTGGGTGATGACAACGGTTCTGGTTCAGACTTCATTCACTCTAACTCGTTCTACATGGACGCTTCTACAGGCTTGACTGCGTATGCTGTTGACACTGTAGTTCCTGCTGACATCTTCTCAGATGCTGGCTTACGCGCCGCTGTTAAGCAGTTAGACGACAACGATGTTCCTATGGACAACCGTTTCCTCGTCGTACCGCCTTCAGTCGTTCAGACTATTCGTGGTATCGATCGTTACAACTCTTCAGACTTCGTATCTGGACAGCCTGTAGCGAATGGAAACATTGGATCACTTTACGGTATCCAAATCTACGTTTCTACAAACTGCCCTGTCACTGAGACAGCCGCTGAAAACGGTGCTACCGGTGGTGGCGAGCTCAAGGCTGGTATCTTAGGTCACAAAGACGCTATGGTATTCGCAGAGCAAATGGGTGTCCGCACTCAAACTCAGTACAAGCAAGAGTACTTGGGTGATTTGTTCACAGCAGACACTCTCTACGGTATTCAGGTATTACGTCCTGAGTCAGCTTTGGCATTGGTCTTCAACGCCTAAAGCAATCTAGGGGGTCTATTCAGGCCCCCTTTCTAATTCTATAAACTGGAGAGATTATGACCATTTATCGTGGCCCCGGTGGTGCTGTTGAGACTACAGACTCTGCAACAGTAAACACTGTAACGACAAAGGCGGCAGAGGCGGCTACGTCTGCTACGAATGCGGCCTCTTCAGCGTCTTCAGCCGAAAGCTCTGCGTCGAGTGCAACTAACTCCGCAAGCACTGCAACATCACAAGCATCAGCGGCATCTACATCAGCAACTCAAGCGGCCTCTTCAGCATCAGCCGCCAGCACTTCAGCGTCTAACGCATCTACTAGCGAAACCAATGCGGCTACATCAGCAACAACAGCGGCCTCGTCTGCAACAGCGGCTACGACTGCTCGTACTGCGGCAGAAGCGGCACAGGTAGCGGCAGAGACTGCTGAAACTAATGCGGCGGCATCAGAGTCTACTGCATCTACAGCGGCTACTACAGCAACTACAAAAGCATCTGAAGCATCAACATCTGCTACTACAGCATCTACAGCGGCTACGACTGCAAGTAACGCGGCAACAACTGCGACGACTGCAAGAGATCAAACACTGGCGGCGTTCGACAATTTCGATGATCGCTACCTCGGAGAAAAGAGTTCAGATCCATCAGTAGATAACGATGGTGATGCGTTAGTTGGTGGAGCCTTGTACTTCAACAGTGTTGATGGAGTAATGAAGGTGTACACAGGTAGCCAATGGGTAGCGGCATACGCTGATGTCTCTGGTGCGCTACTGGCTGTCAACAACCTTTCTGACTTAAACAATGCAACATCTGCTCGCACTAACTTAGGGCTAGGCACAGCGGCAACAACAGCATCTACAGACTACGCTACTGCGGCACAGGGTACACTAGCTGACTCAGCAGTACAGCCGGGCGATCTAGCTACTGTAGCAACCACTGGAGCCTACTCAGACCTCACAGGAAGCCCTACAGCAGTCTCTAGTTTTACAAACGACTCAGGGTACATTACAGACTACACAGTCACTCAGGGAGACGTTACAGCGCATCAAGCGGCATTGTCAATTACTGAGTCACAGATCAGTGACCTGCAGAGTTACCTGACTAGCATCCCAGATAATTACATTTTAAATACAGGTGATGCGATTACCGGGGATTTAACCTTTGGCGACAACGACAAGGCCATCTTTGGTGCGGGGTCTGATTTACAGATTTATCATGATGGGAGTAATAGTTGGATACGAGATGAGGGAACAGGTGCGTTATACCTTAGAGCGTCAACTGAAATGGCCTTACAATCTCAAACAGGCGAAAATTATTTACAGGCAATAGCAGATGGAACAACTCGCTTGTTTTATGACCACTCTACTAAGCTCGAAACAACCAACGTAGGTGCAACCGTCACAGGTAATATTTCTGCTGATGGGTTCAGGGGTAACGACAACGCTAAGATTGAACTAGGCAATATTGGTGACCTCCAGATTTATCATGATGGATCGTCTAGTTTTATTGAAGATGTTGGAGCAGGTGATTTATTTATAAGAGGCTCAAATGATATTTGGCTTCAGACAGCATCCCAAGATAAATTAGCAAGGTTTTCTGAGAATGGTAGTGCGCAACTTTTTTATGCTAATTCTAGCAAATTTACCACAACCTCCACAGGCATTGATGTCACCGGAACAGCAGTCACTGACGGCTTAGAGGTTGCTGGCACATCTAAGGTTCAGCAGACCAAAGAGAAGATGACCATTTCCGCAACGGCGGCAACTGGCACGATCAACTACGATGCCTTGACTCAGGCGGTTCTGTATTACACAACAAACGCTTCTGCGAACTGGACAGTCAACGTGCGTGGCGATGGATCGAATACACTCAATTCGATGATGTCCATTGGTGAAGCATTGACGGTTGTATTCTTGGTCACACAAGGCTCGACAGCGTATTACAATTCAGCGTTCCAAGTGGATGGATCATCGGTCACACCAAAGTGGCAAGGTGGATCAGCACCAACGGAAGGCACTGCAAGCGGCATTGATGCGTACACTTACAACATCATCAAGACAGCCGATGCAACATTTACAGTTTTGGCTTCAGTAGCGGATTTTGCATAAATGCCAGTCATTAGCAGACTAGCGGCGGCGGTCGCAGGTGCATACGGATGGGGTCGTGCTTTAGGCGAGTTCATTGCTGTTGAGTATCTCACTGTTGCCGGAGGTGGTGGAGGAGCCAGCGGTGGGGCTGGCGGTGCTGGCGGATACCGTACTGGCACAGATGAGGCAATTAGCATTGGAGCAACATACACAGTAACGGTTGGATCTGGAGGTGCTGGAGGTGGCTCTGGAACTAAAGGCTCCGACAGCGTATTTGCGTCAATCACCTCAACTGGTGGCGGTCAAGGTGGATTTCCATCTGGAGCAAATGCTGGTGGCAATGGAGGATCTGGCGGCTCTGCTGGTTCGGTTGTTGGTCAGGGTAATACGCCATCAACTTCACCATCGCAGGGTAATAACTCTGGAACAGGCGGTTCTGATGAAGCTACTTATCGGTCAGGCGGTGGTGGCGGCGGTGCTGGTTCGGCTGGGTCAAATTTTGCAAGCGTAAATGGCGGTAATGGCGGGTCTGGTTCATCATCATCAATTACAGGTTCGTCAGTAACATACGCTGGTGGAGGCGGAGGCGGAGTTTCTGCTGGACGTACAGCCGGTACTGGTGGATCAGGCATTGGCGGTAACGGCGGGGTCGGCAGTGGAGTCGGTGGAAACGGTGCAACTAATACTGGATCAGGCGCAGGTGGTGGTGGAACCGCTGGAGGCATTTCTGGTGGCACAGGCGGTTCTGGAATTGTTGTCTTAAAGGTTCCAACCACTCATCAAGCATCTTTTTCTGGTGGTGTGACAGTCGAAACAATCACATCTGTTAGCGGATATTTCGTTTACAAAGTCACGGCAACATCAACCACATCTGAGACTGTTCAGTTTATTCCGACATTCTTGGCTGATTATCTTGTGGTCGCTGGTGGTGGCGGTGGCGGTAATTCATTGATCGGCCAGTACAACGGCGCTGGTGGCGGTGCTGGTGGATTTAGAGACTTCAGTGATGAATCATTAGCAACTGGCACACCGTATACGGTCACTGTTGGTGCTGGTGGCACTAATGGGTCGCCCGGAGCAAACGGCTCTAATTCTGTATTTTCTGACAAAACATCAACTGGTGGTGGTAAAGGCGGGTCAGGCGGAAACTCTGTTGTCGGTGGATCAGGTGGATCAGGCGGTGGTTCAACAGGATCATTTGGTGCTGGCGGTACAACTGCTGGAGGCGCAGGAAACACTCCATCAACAAGCCCATCACAAGGTAACAATGGCGGCGGAGCCGCACAATACTCTGGATCAGGCGGTGGTGGTGCTGGTGCGGCTGGTGGAACAACGCCAACAACAGCGGTCGGTGGTGCTGGAAGTATTAGCACAATTATCACTTCTGCCATTGCTACATCTAAATCTGTCGGTGAAGTGTCTGGTTCTGACGTTTACTTTGCCGGAGGCGGTGGAGGCGGTAGCAACAATGGCGGCATCGGTGGCGGCGGAGATGGCTCAGACATTGGTGGAACAAGTGCCTCAGTCGCTGGCGGCACAAACACTGGCGGTGGAGGCGGTGGCGGGTCAAACCCAACGCAAACTGCCTCGGCTGGCGGTTCAGGTGTCGTTATCATCAAAATTCCTGACACCAAGACAGCTATTTTCTCAAGTGGCGTGACATCATCTCTGTCAACTGCTGTCAGTGGATTCAATATCTACACAGTGACAGCGACATCGACGACTTCAGAGACTGTTACTTTCTATAACATTGCTGATCTGATTACTGCTGACTTCTTGGTTGTTGCCGGTGGCGGTGGCGCTGGTGGTCGTAAAGGCGGCGGTGGCGGCGGTGGCGGATTCCGTGAGCTAACAAGTGAAGGACTGCCTCTGAACTATGCTCATACTATTACAGTAGGGGCGGGTGGCACTGGTGGTAATCCAAACGCAACGACTGGCGGGACTCAAGGTTCAAGCTCAGTATTCAGCTCAATCACATCTGCCGGAGGCGGTGGAGGTGGTGGTGGTGGTGACATCAATGCAACATCTGGCGGTTCTGGGGGCGGTTCGAGGCGTGGTGGGTCTGGAGGTTCTGGCAATACTCCATCAACATCTCCATCACAAGGAAATGATGGTGGTGATTCATCAAGCAATGGTGCTGGTGGTGGAGGCGGTGCAGGGGCAGTAGGCCAAACCACATCTAGCTCGACCAGTGGAAACGGTGGCAATGGATCAACCTCATCAATCACTGGCTCGACATACGCAGGAGGCGGTGGCGGTGGCGGTGGAGCAGGAGTGCTCAGTGGATCTCCTGCCTCTGGAGGCACTGGTGGCGGTGGTGACGGTAAAACATACGATCAAGGTGATGATGGAGGAGTCAACACTGGTGGTGGCGCAGGAGGCGGCGGGTACAATGGGTCAAGCGGTCACAGTGGTGGTGTTGGAGGCTCAGGTGTTGTTGTATTCAAGATTCCTGATTCAGTCACAGCAACATTCTCTGGCGGCGTGACACAGACATCATCGACTGCTGGCGGATACACTACTTATACTGTCACAGCAACATCAACTACTAGCGAAACGGTGACGTTTAGTTAAAGGAGAAAACAATGGCACATTTTGCCAAACTTGATGAAAACAACATTGTCACTTTTGTCACTGTCGGACGACAGGAAGACGATGGGCAAGAGGCGGCACTGACTGCACGGACAGGTGATGTTTATAAGCAAACGTCATACAACACCCGTGGCGGAAAGCATTACCAAGCGGATGGCACAGAGTCAGCAGATCAGTCAAAGGCACTACGCAAGAACTTTGCAGGGATTGGATACACATACGATGCGAGTCGTGATGCGTTCATTCCGCCAAAGCCATTCAATTCGTGGGTACTGAACGAGACGCAGTGTTTATGGGAAGCACCAGTGGCGTTACCAGCAGATAGCGGAACTACAGATTCTAATGGCGACATCATCATGTATCGCTGGGATGAAGATACAACCTCTTGGGTACAGCTTGAAGCGTAAGGGCAGGATGTGAAAGACATGGCAACAGAAGGCACTAAGCAGGTTATTGACGCAGTTAGTGTAGTCACAGTAGTAGGAACAATCGGTGATGTGTTGCCACCTCTGGCGGCCTTATTCACATTGATATGGACAGGCATTCGCATCTACGAAACAGAAACAGTACAGGGCTTATTAGGCAGGAAGCCTCCTAATGATAGCTGAGCTTGCCGCCGCTAATGCCGCCTTTGGTGTTATCAAAGAAGCGATAGCCAACGGTAAACAACTATATGAAGCCGGTGATGCACTAGCAGACTACTTTGGCTTCAAAGCAGAACTACAAAAGAAGGCACACGAACACGGATACAAGTCCGATATGCAAGCCTTCCAAGCGGCAGAACAGCTTAAAGAATATGAAGCTACTCTGAAACAGATGATGATATGGCAAGGCAGAGCAGGACTATGGGAGGACTGGTTAGCCTTCCAGAAACAAATGAAGGACAGTAGAGACAGTGCTGAACGTGAAGAGAAGGCCAAAAAAGCTAAACGTAAAAAACAAATTACTGATTGGTGCATTGGGATTGGTCTGGGCATTAGCGTTCTCACAGCCATTGGTTTGGTAATCTACATCTTCTACTGGTTAAGTAAACAGGGGTAATCGTAATGTGGCTACTATTTGCAATATTAATTCAAGGTGATGGCTACGCTGTCTATCCTCAAGGCCCATTCGCAACAATGGATCAGTGCTTTGAAGCCCGTGAGTATTTCATGGCAACAGCACCACAGCCTAAGATCAACTATGAAGCTATCTGCATACAGACGGATGTCACAGGTAATGCCACATGATTGGGTTAGTCACAGCTATCACGAACTTGGCCGGTACATGGGTCAGTGCCAAGGCGGAATCAACCAAGGCCACCGCAGAGGCCAAAGCCACAGCACTGAAAACAGCGGCACAGTCCACAGCGGATTGGGAACGCATCA